GGGAGGCGGCTCTGGTCTCAAATATGCCGCAAGTACGATCATTTATCTCAGCAAAAAAAAGGAAAAGGATAAGGGGGAAGTTGTTGGAAACCTTATCAAAGCTAAGACGGCTAAGTCAAGACTCAGTAAAGAAAATCAACAAGTAACTATTAGGTTGTACTTTGATGAACGTGGTTTGGATAGACATTATGGTCTCCTTGAATTAGGAGAGATTGGGGGTCTTTGGGAAAACAAAGCGGGACGGTATGAAATCAATGGAAAAAAAGTCTTCGCAAAACAAATCTTGGCGGCCCCAGAGGAATACTTTACGGACGATGTTATGGCAAGGTTGGAAGAGACTGCACGAACAACCTTTAGCTATGGATAGATTCATCAAAACTTCAGAAGTCTTTGATGAGAATACCTGTAAAAGTTTAATAGGAATCTATGAAGGTTCCGCAAATAAATTTAGAGTAGAGAATACTGGAGTACCAACTTTCACTCAGGTTAATGTTAATGCTGAGAATAAGTATGGTAAGTTCATTCAGGTTCTTTGTTATAAGTTTCTGGAAGCAGTAAAGGAATATAAGAAAGAGTTACCAGAATTTACAGAGTGGTTTCCTGATAAGGTATTCTTTGAGGAGATGCGTATAAAAAAGTATGAACCATCTTCTGATGATAGATTTGATATCCATGTGGATGTTCAAGATCATATGACATCAAAGAGATATCTTGCTTTTTTAACTTATCTTAATGATGATTTTTTTGGAGGAGAGACTGATTTTCCTTACAATAAATTGACAGTAAGACCGAAAACTGGTACAGTATTAATATTCCCACCTACATGGCAGTATCCTCACAGGGGATTACCAGTCAAGAAGGGGGAACCAAAATACATTATGAGCACTTACCTGCACTATAGTTGATGGAATCAGTTGAGAATACGGTACTAAGGAACCTCATTCTTAATGAGGAGTATAATAGAAAAGTACTGCCGTTCATAAAACCTGAGTACTTTGATAACCAACATGAGAAAGTAATATTTGAAGAGACTGCCAAGTTCATTGTTGAGTATGATAGATGTCCTACACAGGAGATCATATCTATTGAATGTGAAAAGAGAAAGGATATTAATGATGATACTTTTAAAAGTATTACAACCTATCTCAATGACTTAGATACTTCTGTTACTTCAGATGATTGGTTAGTTGATACTACAGAGAAGTGGTGTAAGGAACGTGCAATATATCTCGCATTGGTTGAAAGTATTTCTATTGCAGATGGACATGATATAAAGAAAGGTGTTGATGCCATTCCTTCTATCCTGTCTGATGCATTAGCTGTAGGATTTGATAATCACGTTGGTCATGATTACCTTGGAGACTATTCGGAAAGATATGATTTCTATCATACCAAAGAAGATAGAGTTGAGTTTGATCTTGAATTCTTTAACAAGATTACAAAGGGTGGTATTCCGAACAAGACACTTAACATTGCTTTGGCTGGCACTGGTGTTGGTAAATCTTTGTTTATGTGTCATTTCGCAAGTTCAGTTCTTCTACAAGGAAAGAACGTACTATACATTACCCTTGAGATGGCTGAGGAGAAGATTGCGGAGAGAGTGGATGCTAATCTATTGAACATACCTGTTCAACAATTGACAGATCTTCCTCGTATAATGTTTGAAAGTAAGGTTACTTCTCTTGCCAAGAAGACACAAGGATCTTTAATTATAAAAGAGTACCCTACTGCATCTGCACATTCAGGACATTTTAAAACATTATTAAATGAACTTGCATTAAAGAAATCATTCAAACCTGATATAATATTCATAGATTATTTGAACATATGTGCATCTTCACGATATAGAGCAAACAATAATGTCAATTCCTACTCCTACATCAAAGCCATCGCAGAAGAATTACGGGGTCTCGCAGTTGAGGCGAACGTTCCGATTGTATCTGCCACTCAAACTACTCGTAGCGGGTTTGGTAATAGTGATGTTGATCTCACTGACACCTCTGAATCTTTTGGACTCCCTGCTACTGCTGACCTTATGTTTGCCCTTATTTCTACAGAAGAGTTGGAAGAGTTAAATCAGATAATGGTAAAACAATTAAAGAATAGATATAATGATCCTACAGTTAATAAGAGATTCGTTATTGGTATTGATCGTGCAAAGATGAAACTATATGATTGCGATCAAAATGCACAAGATGATATTGTTGACAGTGGTCAAGAAGAAGAGTATAATAATGAGAAGGAAACTAAGAAAAGTAAATTTGCAGGGTTGAATTTCTAATTATGACTGTAGACTTTGAACAATACGAGAAGTTTGTAGATGCTGTCACATCCGATAGTTCTAAAGATTTTGTCGCTCTTGCTGACCGTATGGTTGAGCTTGACCGAGAAGGTGCCAATATTGAACGTCTTACCACTGCTGGCGTTGGGCTTGCTGCTGAGTCTGGTGAGTTTTTGGAGATTGTTAAGAAGATGGTCTTTCAAGGTAAACCTTGGAACGACGCAAACCGAGAGCATCTTGTTATTGAGTTGGGTGATGTTATGTGGTACGTAGCACAAGCATGTATGGCACTGGGAGTGTCATTTGAAGATGTTATTAAAGGTAACGTAAAGAAACTAGAGAAGAGATATCCATCTGGTAGTTTTGATATATTTTATTCAGAGAATAGACAAGACGGAGATCTGTGAAAAGGATATGTATCTTAGGTGGAGGGACTGCTGGGTTTTGTACCGCAGCAGTTCTTTCACGTTGGGTAAAAAATAATAATTTAGATATTGAAATAACATGTGTTTATTCATCTTCCATTGGAAGTATTGGTGTAGGTGAATCAACTCAACTCGCTATCAATGATATCTTCCAGTTCCTTAGATTAAGTGATAAGGCCTGGATGCCACAATGTAACGCAACTTATAAAAGTAATATTAGATTTGAGGGGTGGTCTGATGAAGTATTCTATTATCCTTTTGGAGATCTTTCTGGTGACGATGTATCTGATTTCTTCGTGCTTGCTTCTTTATTCCCTGAAGAAGTACCTCTATCCTCCTTCTCAAGATATGACAGATACCATTCTCGTTTTGCGGAACTGAATAGATTATCACATGAGGGATGGGACTTTAATCAATTAACTGCATATCATTTTGATACAAATGGATTGGCTAAGATCTTTTATAAAGTTTGTGAAGATAATGGTGTCAAGTTTATTGATGATGCGTTTTACGGAACAGAACAAGATAAGTATGGTTGGATTGAATCTATAGTATGTGAGAATAGTGTTCATTATGCAGACCTCTTTATTGATTGTAGTGGATTTAATTCCAAGTTACTTGGAAGGACAATGCATGTTCCTTACAAGTCTTATAATGATACTCTTATAAACGATAGAGCTGTTATTGCTAAGATACCTTATACAGATAAGGAACAACAACTAACCAGTTATACTAATAATGTAACTATGAATAATGGTTGGTGTTGGGAGATACCTTTATGGGATGGTATGTCTGTTGGGTATGTTCATAGTTTAAAATTTGCAACAGAAGAAGTTATAGAAGAAGAATTTGTTAATAGATATGGTGTTAAACCAGAGAAAACCGTAAGATTTAATACAGGAAGATATGAAAAAGCATGGGTTAAGAACGTTGCTTCTGTAGGACTTTCCTTTGGATTCATTGAACCATTGGAAGCAACTGGGTTAGCCTCTATTGTTACTAATGTCTTTAGGTTGTTGGAAGTTTTATCTACCAATCCATCACCAAATTCATTCGACAGAGAGATATTTAATAAGGCATGTATTAATGAATTGGATAATTCTAAAACATTTATTGACATGCACTATGCTGCCTCTCATAAATCAGATACACCTTATTGGAAATATGTTACTCAGGTTATTAAATATCCTTGGGATCAACATAGTTGTGGAAGATCTATTGAGTTAAAGACTGGTGACAGGGATTTTTCAAATAAGGAATCTAATGGAGGACTATCATTTATCCTTTCTGGTAATGGATATAGTCCATACTCACCTGCTTTTGTTAAAGCAATGGCTGATAAGAATTTTTATCAATCAAGAAAGGATGATTGGTTACAGAAAGACCGTCAATTAACTGAACAAGTATTATCTTATCCCACACCAACACAATTTTTAAAGGAGAACATTTATGATGATGTTTGATAAACCAATCAGTATGGAAGAACTAACAGATGCTGCTGATGTCTTCTTCCCTAAGTATGACTTTATCAGATCTAGATTACCTAAGAATTCCACTGCCGCTGATGTTATAAAGGTATTGGAACTTGTTAGTATTCAAGCTTATAAGAAAAGAATTAGGATTAGTAATGCTAAGATGAGTTTAATCAATGGTGGTAAAAATAAATAACTCCTGTAGAGGGAGTTATTTTTATGGCTAAGTTAAATGAAGGTGATGTAATGGAGGGTATCTTCTCCATTGGATTAGCAGATATCTTTGCGAATAACAAGGCTCATAAGTCTCACATTAATTCAGTTAGGGGTAAGATTGATAGTAAGTTATTTCAGACTCAAGCTTTTAGCTACATGTTTAAAAAGTTTAAGGATGGAAAGGATCCTGATGATGTAACTGTTAATCTTACTATGAGGTTGAAACATGGATCTGTACAAACTGCTTACGGTCCTAATTGGCAATTACTATATGAGAAGAGTGGTGATATTGGAAATCTGGATAGGAAAATACAACAGATTGTTACGACTTTGAATACCAGTTATGCAAAAAAGATTCAGAACGTAAAGAATAATTGGTTGAAGAATAATCAAGTTGATAAGGTTGTAGTTAATATAACAGCTGATGGTATTGCTGGAGAATCTAGTGGTGGTCTTATAAAGGGAGACATCATGGTTAATGCTACTATGAATGGTGAGCCAGTTCTTAATGAACCTATGAGTTTCTCAATGAAGTCTGGTAGTTCAACTCTTGCAAACCTTAGTCCTTATAATGGAATGGTTGATGTTGTTAAAAGGTTTGGTGCTGTTCTACCCAATGAAGATAAGTATAGAACAACTCTTGGTGATACGTTAAAGACTGCAAGAACACAGTATCAAAAGAGGGAGAAGGCTAAATTGATTGGAGAATTATATAAAGAAACTATGCAAGCTATGGATAAGGCTGCAGCTTCTAATGCACAACTCTTCAAGGCAGCAACATTTAAACTCTTTAGGGACGTTGCTTTTGGCGAGGATCTTGCAGACATTGTTGATGTTGATAAGACTAAGATTAAAGAATCCACTGTTGAATATATTAATGAGTTAGAACAGAGATGTACTTCTATTGATCTTCGCAATCAAGGTGAGAACAGAAAGTTCTTTATGAATGGTACTGGTTTAAAGTATGAATTATTTGGATTTAGATTTAAGAAAAGGGCAGGTGAAGTCAATGGTGAGTTTAAAATTAAGGAATTAAAGTTCTATGTAATTGGTGGTCTGGGAGCTTACCTTCCTAGAGAGAAGAAAAAGAAGAAATAGGAAACCAGATAAATAAAAATGATAAAAGCTTAGTATTTGTGAAGTCTTTTGCTCAATTCCTAGGGGAAGCTGTGAAGACAGCTGCATCCACTCAGGCCAAACAGAGAGGTTTGGTAGGTGATGGTCATGGAGGATGGTACGATGGCAAAGGTAATTTTGTTGCTAAGACTGTTAATAAGAAATTAAAATTTACTGGTAGTAGAGGTGCAGGTGAAGAGGAAGAAACCCCACAACAGGGAGGACCTGCCGCTGCTGCAACACCTACTAAGACAAAAGCACCAGCGCCTGCTCCTACTCCAAAGGCAGCAGCTGCACCACCAGAAGATATAGAAAAGAGTGGGGAAGTTTTTGGTACTGATGATCTTCAGCAACAAACTGCTGAGAAGATGGGGGAATCTACTTCCGAATCAGTGGTTATAGTTTTTGGAAGATTTAATCCTCCTACAACAGGACATGAGAAATTACTTCAAGCTGCAAAGGATGAGGCTTCTAGACAGAAAGCTGACCTAAGAATATATCCAAGTCGTAGTGTAGATCCTAAGAAGAACCCACTACAGCCTGGGGCTAAGATTGATTATATGAAGAAGATGTTCCCTGATTATGAGGAGGACATTAGAGATGATGCAAATTCAAGAACTATATTTGATGTATTAGTTGCTTGCCAGAATGTAGGATATACAGGAGTAACAATAGTTGTTGGTCAAGATAGACTTAATGAGTTCCAAGGATTATCACAAAAATATAATGGTGATCTCTATGAGTTTGAAGAGATAAACGTTCTTTCTGCTGGAGAAAGAGATCCAGATGCAGAAGGTTTGGAAGGTATGTCTGCTTCTAAGTTAAGGAAGGCAGCAATGGATGGTAACTTTAAAGAGTTTGTGAAGGGTGTTCCTGATATTGGTAATGATGAGAAGATGAATTTGTTTAAACTCCTTCAGAAATCTATGGGAGTTAAGAAGGATGATAAGAAAAAGGATAAGAAAAAGGAAGTTAAAGAGTGGGAGTATGCACCTAAGTTAGATCCATTTGGATTGAGGATTGCATATCTAAGAGAAGAGATATTTAAGATTGGATCTTTGGTAGAGAGTTTGCAGACAGGAGAAATTGGTAGGATAACAAGACGAGGAGCTAACCATGTTATCTGTCAGACTGCGGAAGGTAATATGTTTAAGTCATGGTTGAAGGATATCTCAGAATCTTATGATGTAGGTACAGATAATTATAGAGATTATGTTCAGTCAATGACTCCTGGCCAACCAGTAAAAAAGTTTCACGATAATTCTAGAATACTTCCAATAACTACTGGATCATTCTATGACGGAAAACCTAAGAAGAAACCTGAAGATCCTCCTAGTGGCCCAGGCACAAAGTTCAACTAAATAATCTTTAGGTCTATATCTATTCACTACTTTTTGGAGCCATCATGATTAACGATAAGGGTTTCGTAGATGCATATGCAGCCATCTATGAGAAGAAAGAAGACAAAGACAAAAAGCGTTGGCAAGACGACGACGGTGATGGCAAGTGGTATGAGAAAAGCGATGTAGATGGTAAGATTTCCAAGAGGGAGAAGGACGAGAAGAAGAGTAAGAAGAAAGATGATGAAGATGATAAGGATGAAGACAAGAAAGAAGAAGCAAATGAAGAGGTAGTT